TTTGAATAATAATCTGCATCTATAATACCAACTATATTTTTAATTCTAATATTATATTTAATAGCAATAGATGATCTTGGATATATTTCAAATACTTCTCCATGCTGCATATAAGCTTTAACATCAGACCATATTAACATTCCTTGTTTTCCAAGTATCATTATATCTTTTGGTAAGAAAAAATCATATCCTGCTGATTGTTTTGTTCCTCTTAAAGGTAAAATAACATCATTAATTTTTTTATAAGATTTAAGATGTTCTTTTACTACAGGTTCAAAACCTCTTATTTTGTTTTTCACATTTTTCTCCTTTATAATAGAAAAATTATATCCTTTTACTTTTTTTGTTTCTCTTAAAGGTAAAATAACATCATCATTTATAACTTCAAAATCATTACCACATTTTTTAATATCATTATTCATATTTAAATTCTTTATTATACTATATATTAATAAAAAATATCAATAAAGTTCCATTAACATATATTCAACTTCATTCCAATTTTCTAAAAAAAATGTCCAATTTTGTTTTTTAATAAATTTATACATTAAATTTGGATCTGGTTTATTTTCTTTTACATATTTTTTCATAATAATTTTTTGAAGTTCTTTAGGTATTCTTTTAAAATCCATTAAATTTCTATTAAATTCAAACCTTTCTTCTAAATTATTATCTTTTAACCATTTTTTATATCCAATTATCATAACTTTTTCAAGTGCTTTTGGACCAAAACCTTTTTTTCTTTTATCTTCTGGATAATCTAACGGTGTTAAAATATTATAGATATTATCTTTGGCTTGTCCTAATAGACATTGTTCAATAATAAAATGCTCAGGATTTGGATGTTTAATTGTATGTTGTTTTAAAGGACTATAAATTTCAACTCTATTAGGTTCATATAATTGAATATAATCTTTATCAACACTAACAATATAATGATTTTGTGGTGTATTCATTACAATAGTTGCAATAATATCATCACCTTCAGCTAATTTATATTTAATAATTTTAAAAGGAAAATTTTCTGATAATTCTAATGAAAAATTATTATATTGTTTCATTACTTCATCCCAATCAATATTTTTATCAGATGGTTTCTTTTTATCTCTATTAGTTTTATATCTTTTCCATTTAAAGTTTCTCCAAGTTTCATGTCTCTTACCATCAATTACAAATACTAATTCAGAACAATTTTTAGCTTGTTTAATTGAAAAGTATATATATTGAAATATTTTAAATCTAAATTCATTCCAATCATAATCAAGTACATTATATTTGTTAGATGGATCTATTATTAAAGTACCTTCACTATATAATGCTCTTGTCATGATATTATTACCATCAATAAGAACAGTTTTTGACATATTTAATTTACCTTTTTATTTTATTGGTCTTACTAATGCTTTTCCTTTATCATCAGTATATTTAATATAAAATTTTCTTTGATATTTTGATTTTTGAAAATATTTTTGTTGTGGAGTATCTCTATCAAACCTAATTCTTCTTCTTCCACCTTCCATATTTTGATAGAACTCTTTATATGATACGTCAAAACATGGAAATTCATCTTTACCTCTTTTAATGCTTCCTTGTGATTTTACACCATCAACATCAGTTTGAAAACCATCTTCTGTTTTATTTTGTTCTAAATCACCATCCATTTTTATAGTATCTTCTGGCCTATTATCATCTGTAAATGCACCCATTATTTATTCTCCTTTAACACATGTGTTATTATTTTATCTATTGTATAATCATTTATTAATTTATAAGGTTTTTTATATTTTTGTCTTTTAATAAGATTAATAACTTGTCTTACCTGATCTTTTAGTTTGTAAAAATTTTCATCAAGTTCTTCATTATTTTCATTATCTTCATTAAGTGATGAATCATTAACAATTTTAATTGTTACTAATTTAGATTTTTTATTATAAAAAATCTCTTTTATTCTTTTATATTCAAGTCTTTGTTGTGAATCAAGACTCAAATAATGATTCATAAATTGAGTTTTTAGACCTTTTTTCTTTAGCATTTCAACTATTTCTAATAAATCTTTCCTATCTATAACTGATTCATTAATATTAATTATCATATCATATAGAAAAATTATAATTATATCAAAAAAAGTATCAGGTGTTTCTGTAATTTTCACTTTTTACTCCAGTTTATTTTTATTATATCATTTGGTGAAATAATAGTAAAAAATTCTTCCATATTAAATATATAAATTTTTTCACCTTCAATATTCATTCTAAAATTATTTATTTTTTTAAGATTAGAAAGTTTCATTTTAACATTTTCACTAATAAAAAGTAAAGGTTCTTTCCTATCCTTTTTATATATTAACATTGGTTCTTTATTACTTTTTGAAGCATCTAATTTTGCCTGTTTCCAAAATTGTAAAATTTCATTATTTTTTACTTTTTTAAAAAATTTATGAAATGAACTTTTTGGATAACCTGTTTTAACTTCAATACTAAATATATCTGTTAAAAAATTACCCTCTGGAAGTACTGATATTATATCACCCGTAAGATTTGGATTTTGTGCTGTAATAGTTGCTAAACCACCAGAAGATGGTGATCTCCACCATACATAAGGTTTTTCTTTTCCATTTAACCATTTTGATAACATTTTACATATTGTTCTTTCATATCCACTACCTTTTGCTTTACCATTTGCCATAACATATTCTCCTTAAATTAAAAAACCCTTTGTAATGTATTTTTATTTATTTATACATTACAAAGGGTTAAAAATAATAAAGAGATAATATTTTATTTCAATTCAATTCTTTGTATATTTTCATTTTTATCTTTTTCAAACAATTTTAATGTTAATACACCTTTTTCAACTGTTGCTTCTGTTTTATTTCTATCAACATTTTTATTAACATAAAAATATATATCTAATTCAGAATTACATTCATCTTCTTTACATTTTGATTTTATAAAAAGTTTATTATCTTTAAAATATATATCAAGATCATTTTTATCATAACCTGGAACATTTAATGTATATTTACCATCACCAATATTTTTAAGTTTTTCATCAAATTTTGTATCAAAAAATATATCAAAAATACTAAAAGGATTAATAATATCTTGATTTTTAGCACAAAAATTATAATTTTTCATTTATTCCTCCTAAAATTAAAAAGTTATTATATTATGAATTATTTACTTTATGTAATATAATAACTTTTTTTTGTTTGTCAAGAATTTTTTTTAATTATCCATAAGTTTTGCCATTAATGCTGCTTCATCTTCATCATCATCAAATGATTGATCATCTTCATCCGGTGATTTTTCTTCTTTTGGATCATCAGCATTAATAGTTACTTTCTTAACATCTTCATTAGGTGATTTTTTTTCTTTTTTTATTAAATCTTCTGTTTCATTAACTCTTCTATTCCATTCATCTTCTACATCTTCCCAAACTCCTTCAATTTGTAAAAGTTTTTTATGCTCTTCCCAGCTAAGAGTAGAATCTTTAAGATATTCAACAAGATCAGTTGTCTCTTCCATTAGATCATCAATTTCTTTTTCAGTACCAAGTGAAGTTGATTTTCTAGCAAACATTGTATCAGAATAATCAGGCCAACTTTTGCCATTTGGATCAGGTTTTTTAGCTTTAATTTTAATTAACAAATCATGACCATCTTCTGGATCAAATACTGCTGAACCAAATCCTTCTGCTTTATCTGTAAGTTCAGCCTTAATTTTACTTTCAATTGTTGCAGGAAATTCATATAATCTTACTTTACCAGAGACTTTGTATTCATCATCAACATCTTCATCTCTTGGATCATCAATAACAACAATATTTCCAACAAATCTTTCTTTTCTTTGATAATTTTTAGCAAGCTTTTTATCTTCTTTATTACCTTTGTAAAGTGTCTGTGTAATAGAACACCAAGGACAAAAATTATCCATGCCATCTGTTTTAGAACATTTAATAAAATGATGTTTTTCATCTGTCATAAAATAATGATAATAATAATGTTTATAAAATTCACTATTTTTATCAGGCAATAATCTTACTCTATAAACATTTGCCTTTTCAACAGTACCCATTTTAGGATTTTTCCACTTTTTAACAAAACTATTATTAGATGATGGTTCTGGTTCTTGTTCTCTTTGATTTACAAAAGATTTAAATTTATCTTTTTTAATCCATTTACTCATAAGCATATTCTCCCTTTTTTATACTTCCTTATCATCATTGCAAGTATTTTTAATTAATTTGTCCATCTGATTTTTAGTTGATGAATGGACTCCATATCTTTATATTATATATAATTATTTTATAAAAGTAAACTTATATATCTAACATATATCCAATGCTTTCTTCTTTAAATCCCATTTTTTTATAAAATTTTTTACCATTAATATTTTTCCAAGGAGTACCAACTGATATAGATTTAGCTTTAGTGTTTTTAAAAAATATTTTAGATCTTTCTAATAACCCTTTTCCAATACTTCCCTTACCTTGAAATTCCTTTTTTACAAATAACATATGAATATAACCAACTTTAATTTTAATATCAGTATTAATGACAATAAAACCAATAGGTTTATTATTATTATAAGCTATAATTATCATACAATTATCTCTGGTAAATTTTTTAAAATCATTTTTTATAGTAATATTTGGGTTTTCTTTCCAAACCTTATTAATCATATTATTCATAATATTTTCTAATTTAAGAGCTAAATTTAAAAAAACATCTTTATGATTTTTTAAATCATCAAATTCTGAATAAGATATAAGATTTTTTGTTTCATTAAGAAATATCATATATTTTTTCCTTAATATTTAAAATCTGCAGGAGGCATTTTATTAATTCTTACAAATTTAATTATCTTTTTATTTTGAAGAATAGCCTTCATTATTCTATGTTTACCATCTATAATATTATTTTTAGAATCAATAATAATTGGATATTTTAAATTGGCTTTATTAATTTTTTCTATATGAATTTTAAGATCAAAAAAAGTATTAAGTGTCCAACTTTCTTTTATTTTTTTATTAAGAAATTTCTTATCAACTTTCATAGTTTTTATAGGTAAATTTTTAGTAATTTTAATTAAATTATCTATATACCAAAAATTTTTATTTTTTTCATAAGTATCTTTTAATTCATATTTTTCTTTAAGAAATATTGTCATAATTATATCCCTTATACATATTGTGGTATTTCTCCAACAGTAGGATTAAAATTTTGAGGTTCTCTTGGAGTTTTGAATTTAGGAATTTTATATACATTTTCTCTGTTTCCACCCACTTAGGTGTACGTGCTATGCACTAGTCGTTGAACGTTCCTTAATTTTTATATAAAAATATTTTTATTAAAACTAGTTTTATTTTCAAACTATAAAATGACTAGTCTTTATAAAAAATTTTCTATCTTGAAATGTATATTATCTAAAGCTTCAAAATTTTATAAATTTAAAATCTTCCCCGGGGATGTATCTAAATTTCTATTCCAAGGCATATGAGATTTCAAGAAATATCAATTTTTATATTTCTAGTTGCTAACTAGAATTTCTTATATTTATACATTTCAATTAAGGCTTCGCTGCTGATTGTCTTCATCATCACATGTTAAGAGTTTCCAGCAATTAAAGGGATTTTAATTGAGCAATTTTTACCCAACTGGAACAGGTTTAGGAGTTTGTATACCTCCTAAATGAGGAAAAGTTACTGTTTCTTCTAAAGGAATTTTAAGTATATCTGCAGCTTTTTTAATATCCTTTAAATGAGGTTCATTTTTATAAGGTAAAACTTCTAAATAAAAATTTTCTTCAGGATCTTTAAGAAATTTAGTAGCCCAAGAAGTAAATTGTTTATCATTTAAATTTTTAAAAAAAGTTTTATATCTATCTGTATTTTCATTTGTTTTATCAAGTTTATCAAATATAGAATAGATTAAAGTTTCTATTTCCTTTCTTTTCTTTTTAGTAAAAGCCATAATTGTATCCTTATATATCTAACATATATCCAACACTTTCTTCTTTAAATCCCATTTTTTTATAAAATTTCTTACCATTAATATTTTTCCAAGGAGTACCAACAGATATAGATTTAGCTTTAGTATTTTTAAAAAATACTTTAGATCTTTCTAATAGTCCTTTTCCAATATTTCCTTTACCTTGAAATTCTTTTTCTACAAATAACATATGAATATAACCTACTTCAAATTTAATATCAGTATTAATAACAATAAAACCAATAGGATTACTATTATTATAAGCTATAATTATCATACAATTATCTTTAGTAAATTTTTTAAAATCATTTTTTAAAGTAATATTTGGATCTTCTTTCCAAATATTACTAATAATATTATTCATAGTATTTTCTAATTCAAAACCTAATTTTAAAAAAACATCTTTATGATTTTTTAAATCATCATATGATGAATATGATATAATATTTTTTGTATTATTCATTAAGTTTATTTTCTTTATATTTTTTCTTTTTCTTTTTCTTTTCAGCAAGAGTTTCACCATTACCATATATTAATTGATCTTTAATTTGATCTTTTTTCTTTGGTTTATCCATATATGGTTTATCATTTATTTTCATAATTTTATCCTTTTAATATTTCATTTTCACATTTTTGAATTACTCTTTTCCATCTTTTTACTTTTGCTTTCATTTCTTTTTTATTATTCCATATATAATTTGTATATCTCTTATCAAGTTCTGATACTTTAAAATAATTATAAAACATTAAATAAGAAATCAATACTTTATCAATTTTGTTATAAAAAAAATCAAGACAACATAAATGTAACAATGTACCATCTTTACATTTTGTATAAGAATATAATGAATCATGTTTTTTATGTTTTATGTATTGAAATGATTCAATAATATCATTTTTTTCTATTATTTTTCTTTTTATAATTTTATCTTTATGAATATATTTTTCCAAAATAGCACTATTCATAAATCTTGAATATGAAAAGGTTTTCCATAGCTTTAAACCACATTTAAAATAAATTGATGGATCTATATTAGACCATTTTGTATTAAAATTATCTGTAAGATTTTTGATTTGTGTAAGGTTTTCTGATGTGAGTTTAGGTAATTTTTTAACAGGTCTTTGACCTTTGACCTTTTTAAAAGAATTGATTATATCTAATTGTTCATAATACATCAATCCCACCAACTCCAAATATTATCTGACATTATTTTGAAAAGTCTTTTAGTATCATGTTGTCTTCTATTATTAGCTTCTTCATATCCTTTTCTAATATTTTTACTATATTCTTTTTTTTGATCTTCTAACAAAATTTCTTTTTCATTTATTGAAAAATTTATATCTTCTTTTAAGAGTTCATCAATTGTTTTCATACCATATTTTTTTCTAACATTATCAATAACATGTTCATCATATTCATCTTTTATCATTACATTAAGAAGTTTAACACATTCTTCCATTTGTGAAGCACATTTATCTGATTCAATAGAAACACCATATAATCTATAATATTTAGCATCATTTTTAAGCTTATGTTTAAGTAAACTCATAAGATGATAATGATCAAACCATCTATCATCTTTAAGAATTTTTCTATATTTCCATGTATTAACAATAAAATTTTTAGGATCATTCCATAAAAAATCTTTAAGTTTTATTTTAATTCTACATAATGTAAAATATTTATCTTCAAGTGGTTTATTTTTTACAAATGATAAATTAAGAAACCAATCTTCAAGTTTACCAAATTTACCATCAATTTTATTCATTAATTTATCATATTTTATTTTTTTATCTTTCATTATGTATCCTTTATAATTATTCTAAACTATCAAATAAGTCTTTAATATCAGTTTTTAAATATTTCATTAAAGTTACAGATATAGAAATAGTATTTTCTTTTCTTTCACTCATTATTAATATTTCATTAATATGTTGATAAATATATGATAATTTTTTTCTGGTTTTTTCTTTAAAGATATTTAATTCATCATCTTTATCTTTTTTGTTTTTATTAAACCAAAACATATTTTATTCCTTTTCAAATGCTTCTTTAACCTCATGAACATATACTACACCACCATTATGCATTTTATGATTAATAAACCATCCTCTAAGGTAATTTGCTTCTTTTACTTTAAGTAACTGCAATGTATTAGCAAATTTCATACTTGTTGACATCATACCTTCTGTTGAAATAATAATTAATACATTAACTTTATCATCAAGATCATCACCAATTTTTAACAAAACATTAGAATTTATTTTAAGACAATGGCCCCATTTTTTATCTTTAATATAATGTATTCCTAAAGGTTTTTTTCTTTTAGTTTGATTTTTTTCAATTGTTCTATTTTTAGGTTTTTGAGTTGCATCTTTTTTAGGTTTTTGAGTTGCATCTTTTTTAGGAATAACAATACCTAATTTTTTAAGACATCTTTTACATGTTACAAGTTCTTTAACTTCTGTTGTTAATGGTTTTTTTGCTTTTGTTCCACAAATTATATTATTTTTTGTTACAAAATGTTTAACAGCCATTTTAATCTCCTTTTAATTATCAATATTATAAATATCATATCATATCATTATAATATTGTCAAGAAGTGTTTTTATAAGGAAAAATGTTTTAATTGAATATTTGTTGGTGCAGGGAGTAGGAGTTGAACCTACAAAGTCGAAACGGGGCATTTACAGTGCCTTGGTGTCACCACATCACCTGTGTCCCTGCTAATATTTTGTGGAGCGGGTGATAGGATTTGAACCTATAACTATCAGCTTGGAAGGCCAAAGTTCTACCAATTAGAACTACACCCGCTTTATTTTTTATATTATAAACAATATCTATATTAAAGTAAACTATTTTTTGATTTTTTTGATATCCAAATTAAACCTATACCAAATAATAAAAGTGTTGCTGGTTCTGGAACTGGTGAATTTGTTTTTCTAATAAGTAATGTTTGATATTTTCCAGGTGTATCACCAAATTCAACAACTGAAAATTGATCAATAAAACTTTCTACTTCATAAGACCTATTTGATCTACTATTTAACAAACAATTTTGATATAAACTATTATTATGTGCTTTTTTTGTATAATTTTTTCCAAATGCATTTTTAACATTCCAATATATAAAATTTTTATCAATACATTGATCTTCAATAGGTTGAAAATCATATAAAATATCCCAAGTATTTAATTGTGCAAATGATTTAGATTTTGAATTATTCATTGTAGTATCCCAATTATGATATAAATTATATATTGCATAATTTAATGAATTTTCTGGATCAACATAATTAGTATTAAAATAATCTTTTGCTGATGAAAATTTTGCATTATTCCATACACCTGTATGAATATGTGCAAAAAAATCAACACAAAAAGCATCATATGTTTTATTATCAAAATCTAACAATAAAGGTGTTGAATAAACATTTAAATAAAGTTTTCTTTTATCAAGACTTTCAAGTGGTTTTTTTGCAGATACATCTGCTGTAAATGATTTACTTCTTTTTATTGTTCTTAATGTGATTGTAGTTGAATAAGATAAACTGGTTAACATAAAAACAAAAAACAATGTAAATACTGATAATTTTTTGAACATGTTAAATCTCCTTTAAATTTATAAGTTAACTTTAATAAAACAATTATACATCATTTAAATCATATGTCAAGTATTTTTTACTTATTATATTTCTTCAACTTCAATTTCATTAAGAACACCATTAAAAGTATTATCTTTATCAATAATTATTTCATGAGTTTCAAATTCACCATAATCATAAGTCATTGGTTCATTAATATCAACATTTAAATCTAATGCTCTATCAATGGCATCTTTTGTATTATCTGCATTAATTGTAACTTCAACAAATCCTGTTACTGGTATTCTAACTATATATTCATTTTTTTCTAAATTATCTATATCATCATCATAATTCATAAAAATTAAACTCCTTAATCAAATATTTTCAACCATGATTCAAAAAAACTTTGAGATTCAAAATCTTCTGGATTTTTATTACCTCTTTCTAATGCTTTTTTGATTTCAATATCAGTAAATAAAGCTTGTTTCATATTTCCATATTCATCATTAATATAACATGGTATATAATTTTTAGCAGAACCAAAAATTCTGTCTTTATTTTCTTTTCTTTCACTCATATAAATTCTACTTTTCATAATTCTTTTCCTTTAATATAACTTTGAATTAAAAATGTCAAACATTTTATTTAAATATTTAGTCAAATTATTATTATCTTCCCAAAATAATTGTGATTTTAGTTTTTTATAATCTTTATTCCATAATTCTTTTAGTTTATATGGATTACTTAAATACATTTCAATTTGATGAATCATCCATTCTTCTGTATCACATACAACAGTCATATTTTTATATGGCTCTATGTTTGTATATATAGCTGGAATACCACTTGCTGTATACTCTAATGCTTTTATATTTGATTTACACTCATTAAAAAGATTTTGTTCTAATGGTGCAATTGCTAAATCAATTTTTAATGATTTCATATAGTTAGGATATTCTAATAATGGTATCCATCCATGTTTTTCAATTTTATTATTTTCTTTAATTTCTTGTGGGCAACCACCAACTATAACCCATTGATATTTATCAGTAGTTTTATTTATAAAAGATAAAAGTTCTTTACCAAAATCACCACCACTTTGACCTTTTTTAGTTGCAAAATGATTACCTGATCCAGACCAAAGTATTCTTAATTTTTTATTTTGTTGTTCAATATATTTAGCTTCACCCCAAAACCCTTTAACTAAATGATTTGGTACAACTTTTATTTTTGAACAATATTTTGAATATATTTCTTTCAATTTATTAGTTGATACTATCATACCATCCATATTTTTCATTATTTCAATAGCAACTTTTGAATATTTTTTATAATAATCAGAAGCATAATTCCAATCAGGTATATCTGTTAACAGATCATCAATTTCATATAATAATGGTGTATTAGTTTTTTGTTTAAAATTCTGTTTAAAATATAAAACTAATTTTAATTGTTCTGGTGTAGCTGACCTTTGAAATATTGTAAACATTTGATTTTTATAAAAAGCAGGATCATTAATAAAATACATACCATATGATGGTATAAATCTTATTGTTTTTTTATGAACATATTGTGATACTAACATAGATGGAAATATACATCTAATATAACCACATCCAGCCATATCTGCAACATATGTATGATATAATATAGTTGTTGGTCCTTTTATGATTCTTTTACTCAATTATATCTCCTTTAATATTTTGCGGTTCGTCTAGGTAAAAAGTATACCAAAAATTAAGATTTGTAATTATTTCAATTATTTATAAATTATAGATACATTTTATATCACATATTTGAATAAATTTAATCAAATTCATGATGTTTTTTAATAAAAATTTTAATATTTTGGCGGTTCGTCTAGGCAAAAAGTATACCCAAAAATTAAATATATAATAATTTCAATTACTTATAAATTTAAAATTCTCCAGGTAAAATTATTTTTGGTTTTTTACCTGTTTCAATAATTGATTTAATATTTCTTTTTTCACAAAGTTCATTGATATATTCAGCATATTTATTGATAGCTTCTTGTTTAGATACTTTTCTAATATCATTACCATTTTCATCTTGTATGGTTACTTCATTTTTACCTGTATAACAAAAAACACATTGACATTTTTCAACATGTTCATTTATTAAAAGACAAAAATCTGGATGTAACCTTGCTCCACATTTTATACATTTTGGCATAATTAAGTAAAATCTCCTATATTTAATTGATTTACCCTTTTTTTAATTAAAGATATATATTGTTCATCTTTTTCTATTAATATATAATTTCTATTTGTTCTTCTACATGCAACACCTGTTGTACCACTTCCTGCAAATGGATCAAGAACAGTATCACCAACCCATGATAATTGTTTAATACATTTTAATGGTAATTCTAATGGAAAAGGTGCAGGATGATCAATAGTTGATTTCTTTTCAGATGGAAAATCCCATATAGCATAACTATTATTAATAAATTCACTTTTAGTTAAATCAGTTATACCTTTTTTTTGTTTCTTTTTATATCTATTATAAAAAATTAAAATATATTCAAATGGTGTTGGAAATGATGGATTTGAAGGTGATAACCATGAACCCCATGCTGACCTATTACTTGTTGTGTTTTTATTCCATATAATAGTAGAAAAAGGTTTATAACCTAAATCTATCATAAATTGTATAATATGAGAATGTGTTGGAAATTCACCATTTTTTCTATCACCAATATTAATAACAATTCTTCCATCAGATTTCATTTTTTGTTTTAATAAAAAGAAAACTTTTGTTAACCAAAGTAAATATTCATCATATGGTATATTATCATCATATGATGAATAACCATCTTTGTTATATTTATTATTGCCAAGATTTACATTATATGGTGGACTTGTAACTACTAAATCAATTGAATTATTATCTAATTTTATAATTTCTTCTATACAATCACCATGAATAATACTATTTAATTTTTGAGACATATTTTTCCTTAATTTTTTCAATAGTATTAAGAGTTAATTTTACAACTTTTGAAATTTCTTTAAATACTTTATCATCATAATCATTTATATTTAAAAGTTTAACAATTTGATTAAATGCTTCTGCTTTTGCCATACTAACACCTTTTTGAACTTTATCCATTCTAAATATCCTCTAATTCTCCCTGTTTGATTTTTTTATTTAATTCTTGTTTTTTAAAAGATCTACTATGTTTTTTATTATGAATACCGCCACCATTTCTATTAATTAAATGAACCATTGCCCAATCTCTAGGTTTAATTATTTTCTTTTTTTTCTTCATAATAATATTTTTTATTCAATAACTCCTAATTTTTCAAGTAAATCATCATAAGACATAAAAGGTATATTATAATTTCTTGCTTTTTTTGCTTTACTACTATTTGATTCTATATCATTTGTAATTAAAAAATCAACTTTCTTACTAATATTTTTTACAACACATCCTTGACTTTCTAATATTCTAATTAAATTATCTCTTTTAATAGGTGCTGTACCAGTTAATGTTACAGTTTTACCAAAAAATTCAGAACCTTCTTCTTTCTCAACAAATGATAAACCCTTTTCAAGTAAAAATTTATATATTAAATAACCATTATTAAGACCTTTAACAATATTTTCACTTGTTTTATCACCAATACCATCAATCATTGAAAAATCTTTTGCAAAAAATACTTTTTCAATATCATTAAAATAATTCATTACTCTTTTAGCATTTGTATTACCAAGACCACTTATTCCAAGTGCTGATAAAAATTTATCAGGCATAATATTAAGTTTGTTTTTTAATTCATTTATAATATTTTCTGCTTTCTTAATACCAAAACCATCTAATTTAACTATATCAGATACAGTTAAATTATATAATTCTTTTATACTATTAATATTAAGTTTTTTGAATGTAGCCTTTGACATACCCATAACACCAATAGTTTTTACAAAATGTGTTAATGTTTTAACTGTTCTTGCATCACATTCTTTATTAGTACATATCAAATCTACACCTTTCATGGTTAATTGTTTACCACATGTATCACATTTTTTTGGTAATTTTGCTGTAGTACCATCTATAACATCAACCACATACGGAATTACATCTCCTGATTTCACGATTGTTATAGTTGTTCCAATAGTTATACCATTATCATGTATATATTTTGCATTATGACCTGTTACTTTAGATATAGTAGAACCATCAATATTAGTTGGTTCAACATAAATTAATGGTATAACCCTACCTTTTCTTGAAGTATTCCATCTAATATCAATAATTTTTGTAGGAATAGCATTTTGATTTACTTTAAATGCAACTTTTTGATCAGGATATTTAACATTTTCTCTATCACTTTTATTTTTAGTAACAACAAGACCATCAATAAGTAAATCAGAATTTTTTTCTTTAAATTCTGATAATAAATTTACAAGAAAATTTTCATCTATATCATTAAATAATTTCCATACAACAACATTTACACCCATTCTTTCTAATGCTTTTAATCTTTTTGATTCAAGATCAATATCAGCATTAAGATATTCATAAAAAATAGGTTTAAGGTCTTTTAATAAGTTATTTTTATCTTTATCATCATTTAAAATACCAGCTACAGCATTTCTTTTATTTTTAAATCCTTCTGGTAAATAATCAAGAAGAACTTCACCCCTTGTCCATACTGAATCTTTTTCTTTTATTGATTTAACAAATTTTCTTGCTTTTTCTGTAATTTCTTGACCAAATTCACCATCACCTCTAAGATATGCTTTATTTACTTTACCATTATCATAATTTACAAGAATAGACACACCATCAAGTTTAGGTGAAACAACAAAATCATCTTTATGTTTTCTTTTCCATGTATGAAATGATCCATCTGGTTTTGTTTTATTTAAAGACCCAAGTACAAAAGGTAATCTAACTTTTTTCTTTACATAAGAACCAACTGTTTTAAAATATTTATGAGTTGGATATTTTTTCTTTAATTGTTCTTTGAGATTATCATATTCTAAATCAGATAATGGAGACATACCTAATGCATATAATCTATCATATTCTTTTAAAGTTTCAATTTCCATTTTTATATTCTCCTTTAAAGTTTATAGAAATATAATAACACTTGATTTATATATTGTCAATATAATTATGAAAAGTATCTGAGCGAGGACATTTTAAATAAAATAATAAAATTTTTAATAAAAAGTATCTGAGCGAGGACATTTTGAATAAAATAATGAAATGGTCAGGAGCACTGGAATTGAACCAATCTATAGCAGCATTCCAAATGCCACGTGTCACCTTGATCGACTCCTGATAATATTTATTTTCTTTTTTTTATTAAATTAGCATTATATATATTTTTAATTTTATCAATAAAATTTTCAAATTTTTTATTATCTTCAAATTTCATTTTACTAAGTGATTTTAATAAAGAATTATATTTTTCTCTAAGCATATATTCTTCAACATCATCAGTATATTCAACCAAAGTATTATGTATTTTTTCATTATTTTCTAAAGATTCACCATTTTTAGTATAAAATTCATTAGTTTTAGTTACAATTTTTGTTTTTAATACTCTTAATATAATATCTTTATAATATGATATATCACCATAAGCATTTATTCTTTTAACAAGAATTTCATCACCAATTTCTACATTTTCTAAAAATTTCATAAAACTCCTTTATTTAAAGAATAAATCAAACGTTGTATTTTTTGTTAAAATATTTTCTCTATTCATAGGTTTAAGTAATATTTTAATTTTATTAATAAAAAATTTATCTATTTGTTTTTCATAATCAGGTAAAATACTATATTCTTCAAATTCTTTAGGCCAATGTATATATGAAATAACTTTTACTTTATAAGGATTTGGTTTAACATATATAACAGATGCTTTTTCACCTTCATTTATTCTTTCATATTTGTTTTCAAGATTAAAAACCTTTAATAATTTATGATAATTTGCTGCACCTTTAACATAATAAGGTGTTCCTTTTATTGGTGTATCATCAGATCTGATATATTTTTCAAGATTATTTATACTAATATTACTTGAAATGTTTTTTGCTTCTTCATTTTTAATATTTTTTTTACTTTCATTTACATATTTCATTATTTCATTATCAGAAGCATTTTTTAAGATCATTTCCAAAACCTTTTTTAAAATAACTTTAAAAGCACTTGGTGTTTCAGATCTAATTATTTCAAGACCTGTTACATCAATTTTATCTTTTGGTACACCTTCATCATTTACTACATGAAAACCATATTTCTTTTTTCTTACAAATAATGCAGTTTCACATACAATTTCTTGTTTAAAAATAATAGAAAAATCATCTTGTTCTACTATACTATTATATAATCCTTGTTGTAATTCTTTATAACAACAATCATTAATATAAGTTTCAAGTTTTTTTGATAAACCAATTATTATTTTAATTTTTTCATCAAAAGGTATTTTATTCCATTTATCTTCATCCATACCTTGATTTAATAAAAATTCTTTATTTTTAATAAATAAACTATCAGTATCAATCTGTCAAATGTAGGCGACATAATCTATATCGCCTACACTTTTTATTCCTTTTTTATTCATTTTTACCTCTCAATAAAGATAATTTATAAGAATTACAATAATTTCTATATGCTCTTCAATAACATTTTTTTACATAATAATATACCATTTTTCTAAATCCAAAGTAAAGATATCATCTTTTTATTAAAAATTTTTATTATATTATTATGTTTAAGTTGTCAAGCATTTATTTGTTTTACTATTTTTTTTAATTCATCATTAAAAGTTTTGTCAATACTTGGATTATTTAATATTCTATTTACAATAGTTTGCCCATGTAAAATAGTATATTTACTTGCAGATGTTATAGCTTCCGCAATATCTGTATTAAAATAACGTGAATATGGTACTGCGAGCACTCCAAAAGCTTGATTTAATATAATTTTTAATGCCCATTGAGTAGTAAAAAATCTTTCTGCTTGTTCAGTTAACATTTTTGATTTTTCAGGATCACTTTTTTTACAATCATTGGATTGATTTTTTAATATAAGCATTTTTCTTTTTATTTTTTTTCTTTTAAAAAACACAGCTTTTTCAACTAAAGCATAAACACCTTTTTTAGTATTATCAAAAACAGTACCACATGGAGCTATAGTTATTAATTTTTTCTTTAATAATAAATTAAAATTTCTTAATTGATCACCTTTAATATTTTTAATACCATTTGTTTTAATAAAAGTAAAATCAATATCAAATTGTTTTTGTTTACAACATCTTATAATTTCATTTTCAGATAATTGTATTCTACCCATATAAGTTTCTGGACTCATATTAAAAATAATTATACTAGTTGGATATGAAGAAGCTATATCCAAATCACTCACCCATTCATGAATACCTTTTTGAGGTTCTTTAACATATGCAGCAGGAAAATATTCTTGACTACCACCAGCAAAATAAGGAGCACATAAATTATTTCTTCTATAATATGTTAATAATAAACCTTCTATTTGTTGAACAGATGAATTATAATTTTTCATTGGTGTTTTACATAATAATGATAATGATTGTGCAAGTTTTATATAACCTAATTTTTCTTCAAGTTCTTCAATTCTTTGATTATCAAAAATATTATAATCAACATATAATTCCCAATTATTATGATATAAATCTCTCAAATCATCATATCCAACTTCATTATAATTAAGTTTACCAATATCTAATTCATCTTGAAGTATAGTTTCAAGTCTAAAATTTTCTTGATTTTTTGATGTATACCATTTATATAATGCAAGATAATCAATAATACTTGTACCAGCAATATCAACCATCATTGTATTAGTACTTTTTTGATTCCATATTTTAACTTTATTAATAGGTGATAATTTTTTATATATTTTTGTATCTTTACCAAATATTTTTTTACATCTATTAATTAAATATGGTAAATCAAACCCACCATATCTATTTTTTTTATTTTCAGCTATGATATTCCAGCCTGTTAAAACATCTGCTGGATGTCTATTCATCCAATGTATAAAAATTTTAAGTAAATCTGGTTCTGTTACACAATATTGATATTCAACATCTATTTGTTTATCATGAATATCTTTAATATCAAATTTTTTATTATACTTTTGTAAACCCCATGAATATGATTTACCACCAAATTCTTTTATATTAATAACAGTAATAGGAAATTTAGCTTCATTAGCATGAGGAAACCCCTTTTCTGAATGAACTTCTATATCAATTGAATAAATTTTAAGTTCTGGTACAGTTAATTCATCATCAGATATACAAGAATATTTTTCTGCTAAAAATTGAATGACAGGTATAACTTTATTTTCATATACATTTATAGCTTCTTTTTGAGAAACAGAATATTGTTTATATGTATCAAATGATCTCTTTTTTACATCAAAACCATCTAATGATTTTATACCTGTTTTCTTTTTTGATTTTTGATAAAAATATGGAACCCAAGGTATAGTACTATATTTTCTATTACCATTAATTTCTTCCCATAAATGAATTTGATTTTTTGGTGAATCATAATATACATTTCTAAACATATTTAACCTTTAATTTTTTCTCCACATTTTAATTTTTTCATCCCATTTATGAATAGGACTTGCTATCATTTCAGGATTATTTGGATGATGAACACTATTTAAAGGTATACCATAATAATCATCATTTTGTTTTATATTAACATTTTTTTGTGATTTTTGTAAACTTTTTTCTAATTTATTAATAGCATCTTTAATATCATTAAAACCGTTAATTATTGTCATGATTAATTCTTCAAATTGATTTTTATCCATTTCTTGCTGCTCCATATGAAATTTCAAGATTTTCTATACTTTTACAATTATCCAAAAATTTTGTTATTGAATTATTAAAATCATCCCAATCTATATTATAATTAATATCATTATCATATTCATTCATGAAAAAACTATCACCTTCATTACCAAAATAAGTAATTTTAACAACAATATCACCAGCTTTTAATCCTTTATATTTACCAAGTGATAATTCATTACATGTAAAAGATTCAACTTTTTGATCAATATTTCCATCATATTCATTCAATTCATATGACCATTCATCTAAATTAAATTTTTTAGCTTCATCAAGAAATTTTTGTTTATCTGTTATTTTACCAATAGCAATAATAAAAGAACTACTTGAACTATTTGAAACAAATCCATTTCTAATTTTCATTTTTTACTTTACCTTTTGAAATTCTTCTTCCCATTGTAACATTTTTTGTTGTCCTTCTTTAAATATTTCTATAATAGATTCTATATGATCTTGTCCTTGAACAAAAAAATCACCTTCAAGTTTTATTTCACCTGTAAATAATACTTTTAAAGCAACTTTAATTCTTGCCCACCATCTCATAAAAAACCAATTATATTTAAAATAATCAGCCCATTTTATAATTTTATAAAAATTAACTATAACACCAAAATCTTTATCAATTTCAAAATCAATACCACAATTACAATCATCACTACCACAAGAACATGCTACTTTATAAGAAATTGAAGAACCTTTATATTCATTCATTTTCATTACTTTTGTTCCTATTGTCATTATTTTTGTTCCTATTATCTTAATATTTCTTTTAAATACCACATAAATGATTTTGAATAATCTGATTTTCTTAACATATAATCATAAATTTGACCCATTACAACACCATCTTCATCACCAAAAATAACTTCTAATTCTTCTCCAGGTCTCCATATATATCTATATTGATCAATACCAGACATAAATTCATCTACAGTATATTCATAATCATATATTTCATTAAATTGTTTTATAAAAAAAGAAGTTTCCATTGCAAAATCTTTTATAGTCTTTGTTTCATTAGTTTTATTTTTAACAATAAAAGAACTTGATGAACTATTACTTACAAAACCATTACGTATTTTCATATTATTAACCTATTTCACTTATTTTGTTTTGTATTAATTTTAATTGATCAATAACATCATTATTATTTGCCTTTAACATCATATTATTCATATCAAAATTACCATTAATATCTAATGATGATTTATCCATTGTATTATTTATTTCATCTATTTGTTCAGTTACATCATAACCACAAACACCATCTAAACAATTAATAAATTTATCAATATCAGCAATAAGATTAGATGGATTTAATTCATTAATTTTTTTACTTAAATCAAATAAATTAAATGCCATATCAGTTAATGGATTACCAAAAGATGGTTTTTTATTATTTAAAAAATCATTTAAAGCATCAGCAGGATTTTTAATACCCATCATACTAAATGCAGTACAACCATTTATTAAATCATTAAAGTCATCAATATTAGCACTAAAATCAGGAACATTATTAGTTATTGTATTAATAGAATCATTAATATTATCATCTGGTGTTATTTCAGATAATTTTGAACCTAAATCATTTACTGTATTTTGCATTTTATTTGTAACATCAGTAAATTGTTTCATTTGTTTTTTTAATGAAGCAAGCATTGAATCACATAATGCCTTTTTTACAGTATCATCAATCATTTTTCTATTTCCTTCCAATTATTACAGATTTTACATTTTTTATCCATCATAAGAACAATCCTCATACCATCCCATATCTAAATTTTCTTTACCAAAAATATCAGTTAATTTATTTTTAATATTTTGTTTCCATTCACCATGTGTTATATTATCTTTTTGTCTTGATGGATCAATACCAACATAAATATTATCTTCATCATAATTTATATGTTTAATAGAAAATTCTTTAGGTAAAATATTTTTAATAAATTCTCCTACTTCATATATTGAATCAATATTACCATCATTATCTAAACAATAAAGTTTAAAATTTTCATATTCTTCTTTACTTAAATTTTCTTTTAATATTTCAATTAGTTTATTATTATTGTTATTATCATTATCATATATACTTATTGAAGAACCATATATATAAAAAGAACTTGATGAACTATTACTTACAAAACCACATCTTATTTTCATAACATTCTCCTTTTAAAATTTAATATCATCAAAAACTACTGGTAATTTTTCTTTTAATTCTTTTAATAATGGTAGCAGTAATGATCTTATTTGTGGATGGGATGCTTTAGAACATCTTAAATTAAAGATATGTCTCCATTCTCTAATATTAGCTTTCCATACAATCTCTGTTTTTAAAGCATTAGGTAAAACTTCTCTTGCCTGTTCTGGTCTCCAACCTAAATCTAAAAGATTTTTATATGTTAACTCAGCATCAACTAAAAAATTTTTAAATACATCTATATCATATGGAGTACATTCATCAAACCATACAGGTTTAATGAATTCCATACTTTTATCATATCGCACATAACGAGTAGATTCTTGAGCAAAAGAACTTAATCTATGTCTAACAATTTCATGAGTAACACCACGATTTGTAATAAATTTAACAATTATATCACCAAACTCAATCATTGCATGATGACCACTATCTATAAGCATTTTTACAAATTTAGGTGATGATTCTTTTGTTATTTTATTTTCACTTTTATAACATGTTCTACCTGCTTGTTCAAGTGTTTCTAAAAGATTCTCAGGTAAACTAATTATTTCATAACTTTGTTCAATAAGTTTCATTATTTTCTCCTAAAATTTTCTAATCATAAATAACATTTTTATACTTCAAATATTGGACATTTTCTTTTATTATTAATTAAATTTTCTCTAAATTTTACAGTTCTTTTATTATACCATACATCTTTAAGAAAATCATTACATGTATCAACAGATATTCCAGTTTCCCATCCAACAACACCTTCTGTAAAAGAACATGGATAAAAATCACCATGAACATTTATATATGCAGAAAATAAACTTGATTCACATGGTTCAGATAACATTTTAAGTTTTGAATAATTTTTTGACCCTTCAATACTTTTAAGAAATTTATGACAAGAACAACTATCAAAACCAATAGGAATATTTTTATTCATAGCTGTTTGTACAATTTTTTTAAATTTATCTTGTGATAAAATATCAAAACCTTTTCCTCTACCTTTCTTTTTAAGTGATAATAGAACAATAGCATTAAGACCTTTAAGTCTTTTATCATTTTTAAAATCATTTAAAGTCTCATATATCATTGATTCTGTTTGCTTTGATACCATTATATGTATATTGATCTGTTTCATTCCTCTGTCTATCAATTTCTTAACAGAATTATAACAATAATTTTTATTTTCATATCTTGATACAGCAACAGCACCACAAAATTTTGCTAATTTATTAGCAGTATCATCTGATATATCAGCAACTGTTATATTTGGTATAATATCTTTATATTTTGTATATTCCATCATATCCCATATTTCAGGATTTGATGTACATTGAGCATCAGCACCTATAGCAATTTGTGTAATAGTTTTTGGCATTTTATCAATAATATTTTTGAATTTTTCCAAAGACATATTGTTTGTATGTTTTAAAGAATTTGATTTATAACAAAATGGACATGGTACACCTCCAGGTCCTTTACAAATATCAGTAACTTCAATATCAAGTATTTCATTACCATAAGGAGACAATTCAGGATCATCTTTTATTGTTTTACCCCATCTTGCAAAGAATCCTGTTTTTTTATTAAATATAAAATTATAATTTTTAGATTTAAATGTTTTCAATGTTTAATCCTCAAAAGTAAAAAAACTATTAAGTAAAAAAGATGTTAAATTTGAAAGTTCTTCTTTTTTATAATATTTGTAAATTTTAATAAGAAATTTTGGTAAATTTTTTATTACTGTTTTTGGTATAAATTCAAAAATATTAAAATTTTCATCAACATGATTTTCATATATCCTATCATTTAAATATGTTCTACCTTGTGCAATATCAAAACCAATATATTTATCAAATTGATCTTGTTTATTACATAAAGACCAACCAATACATACATTATTATTTTTATATTTATTAATACCAGAAATAAGCATACCAATTTTTTGATTTTTATTATCTCTTATGTAAGAAATAAGTATATTATCCATATCTGAAACATTATCTAACCACATAATAAATTCTCCTTATTTAAATTGTTTGAAGGTGATTGAATAGATTTGAACTATCAAGCCTATTAAAGATACAAAGATCATAATCTTGCGTATTTTCATTACAACCACCATAATATTTACAGTTTACACAAATTAATAATATTTTATCAACCATTTATAATATAATCTTTAAAAGTCTTAAAAGATACATCATTATTAATATATTCATTAACTATTGGATATGGTTTTAATTTTTCCATTTTTTCAATTACTGTTTCAATAAGTTTATGTTCAGCAACAAATTTATCAGAATCAGCCATCTTTTTTAATTCAATAGTTTTAATTTTTTGACCTTTCTGATCAATTTTAACAGGCATATAAGGATCTAATTCTTTAAAACCATGTAACCCTTTAAAAATTTTCTTTGCCCATTCATATATATAAGTTTTCTGTTTTCCAATAAGTTTATTAACATTTATTGACCAAAATGTTTTATATCTTCTTATTCTTATCCAACCTTCATTAAATAATGCAAGCATCAACTTTTCTCTTGCTTTTCCTTCTTGACCAATTTTTTCTTTATATTTATCATACATAAATTTAACAAAATGTTTTGTAAATCCAAATTTTTCAGGGTATCTTATTACAGTGTTTATATGTTTTTGTTGTACATCAATTATTTCACCTTTAGGTGATATCCAATATGCTATTCCCATATAATTTTTCCTTATTTTTTAAAAATTTATTATATATAATATTTTCATATTTTACAGAATCATTTTCTCTTAAAACTGTATTATTTTTCCAAAAATTATGAAAATGTTGCCATGCATGCCTTAATTCATGAGCTATAACTTTAAAAAGTAATTTTTTATCACGTTTATTAACTATATCAATTTCATCTTTTGAATAACATAACCCATCAGCATAATATGATG